TTATGATCCTCCAGTTTCATACCTAATCTTTTTTAAGGAGTTTCTTCATTAATTCGTTACGGTCAGATATCACAAATCCGTCACTTTCCTCTACAGCGGGTCCGTCTTTGTTGCCCTGATCTAACTTCTGCTTTTTAAGTTGTAATTCTATCATTTTAAGTTTTTTGTCGATTTTGCCGCTTTTGGCGTCTATGGCGTTCCTTAGGAAATTGCCCGCAACTTCAAAGATACGTCCTGAGTATCTTGAATCAACATTCATGCCCAGATCCATGAGATTCTTGTAACTTTCTTCTGCTTCAACCGCCAACTTGTCCAGTTCTAGATCTGACAGTTCGCCCAATCCTTTGACTTGTGGGAGTGCGGCCGCCACCTTGTCAAATTCCGCATAACTTTTTTGCAGGTTTTTCTGTGTCTGCGGATCTAGATTTTTAGTAGACGGGCTGCCATTCGCTTCGTTGACCTTCCTATCTTTTTCTTTTTTATCTACTTCCTTGAATGCCTCTTTAACATTTGGTAAATTTAATATGTCTTCTAATTTTTTTGTCATTATTTTTATTTACTTACGTTTACCGTTGTGGAACAACTGTTCTTCTGATACTACCCTGAAACGTATTTTCCTCTGTTTGGCATACGCATTTGCTGCCTCCCATTTGGCCATGTTGATGACAACCTGTTTTTTCTTGGCGTGGCTCTTGCCAGCGGACTCCATTGTGGTCTGGCTCATGGGTTTCACTTCAACCATCTCGGCATGTTTGCGACCTTCCTTGTCTTGGTAAACTATGAAGAAGTCTGGCACGTACACTGTGTACTTGCCAGTGAAAGGATGCCGATATGGAATCTTTATAGACTCACTGGCCCATTGGTACACGTTAGGATGTTCATCACACAATTTCATAAATGCGTGTTCCCAACTCGATCTGTAAGTAGGTGTCTTGGTACCCACGTATTTCTCTTGATTCTTGGGAGAGAACTTACCCCTTACAAATCTAGGTAACATTAGTCTATGATATTTCTAGATACTGTCTCTTTTGTTGTGAGTGTTCGCCTGACACCCAGTCGACTTGACTTGTATCTGTTGGCGTTTAATATTATTGTGATTAATTCTGATAAAAGGGCCGGAGAAGCATAGGTCAATTGATCCAATATTTGTTGTGGTTTTACATTGTCAATCTTGGCCTGCGATAGTATTACATATGCTGTGGACTCGGCAGATGCCCTAGCAAATCCTCTTTTTACAAAGAAAGCCACTGTGCTGTCATATTCCCCTACATTAAATTGATAGTCTGATTGGTAGTCTGATGTGGTGAGTTTTCTGATTGTCTCGTCTAACTGGTCTTTGTCTTTTGCTGGTAAATTTGTGTAAAATTCTGTCATTACAATAGGGCCTTCTCTGTTGCTATTTCAACGTCTTGATTTTGTCTTTCAATTTTGATATATCCTTCTGTCACCAGTTTACGAATGTCTGTAATGGCCTTACTGGTGTAGACATTTTTTATACTATCACTACTGCTTTCGAACTCTATATCTGACTGGGCGACTGTCATGCCTTTCCTTGAACCTATGTCCTTGTAGTATATACCTGCCGCTATTTCTTCTCTGACGTTAGTGTCATTAGAAACGAGATTAAATGATTCATCTGCGCCTAAATAAACTGTGGTGTTTGTGTTATTATTGGTAAGCACTGTCGTGTTTTGCCTTTGATTATTATCTACGGTGCCTTTTGCACTTGCAATTACGGCCGCGCCGGCCACCGCCGCTCCAACTGAAAACGATGCTACTGGATTAGTGATAGAACCTGCCTGCTTACCTATTTCAAGCACTCCGTCTTTTACTATACCTTTAAGTTCTTCTTTGACATCTGATTTTTTAATTTTCTTTGCATTGTTGTAAGTGTTCGATGCTGTCAAGATTGCACCTAATATGTTGCCTGAATCCAAATTTCTGATAACGGAGCCCACACCGTCGACAACACCACCTGGGCCAAAAATAGAATTAGTGCCACCACCTAATACAGTTAGCGGGGACGGTTCATTATCATAGTGTATTGTTGCAAAACCGGGAACGTTGTTTATGTTAATGATACCTGATTGATAGGTCACCGTCTCGTAAAATATTTGCATTGTGTTGTTCATCACACCGGCACCGTCTGCCTGATCGAGATTATCATGGGAGAACGAGCCTATCACAGGATTCACAAGTGTCATTTTCGTGAACCTCTGTTTGTGCAAAACGAATATCTCTATGCCCTTAATGTAAGGTTTCCTTCTTAGTTTAGGGGTGTCCAGACCAAACTTTGTTGTTTTTTTTTGCTTTATACCATCGTAGTAGTCGTCTTTGGTCTGTGAAATTGTCATGTCGTTGAGCATGTTTACCGAATCTGCTATTGTGTATTCGTAATATTTTTTCCAGAACGCATTTACCGTGTCGGCATGATCATCATGGAATGTTATGTTCACAGGCTCATATTGTATTCTTGTTGCCAAATACATTTTTTTGTTGTATTGGATCTTTTCCTCCAAGTTGTAACCGTACTTTGGAAGGTCAGCACTTTTGACCAACATGTTCAATTCATAACGTTCATTGGGTGAGAATTTTGTTGGGAATAAAGATTCGTCTAAATTGAATACAACATGGAACAGGAACTTCTGTTTCGGCATCAATTTGTGATTGTTGTCTATGTACAATCTTGATGCGTGACGATAATCTTTCATTCCTGGAAGACCGTTCTGGAAACCTTGTAAGAAGTTGTTTATGCTTGGCATAGTGTTATTTATAGTCACAAAAAAAGCGCCATATAAAGGCGCTTTTGATGTTTATAATTGCTAACTTAATTCTTACTGTCCACCACCTGTACTTAGAGTACCGATAGTTCTTGCCACTGCTGTTCCAATTCCTGTTCCTGTTGGAGTTTGGATCGCGTTGTCGTATCTTACCTGCATTGTGATAGTTGCTGGCTCTGACGTGTTGTATGCTAGTGTGTTATAGTTCACGTTCTCAACGTATGCACCGAATAATTCAAATGTTTCCAACACATTTGGTGCACTTGCTCCGTTACCACCATCAAGCATTTCGATTCTTGCAGTAAATTTGTAATCAATACCTGAAGCCGCACTTGATTGTTCAAAGAAGTCAAACTGTTTCTGGATCTGCTCACCAACCAATTTAGTTACAGAGTTGTTTACGTCATCTCTTAGATTGATTGTGATTGCTTCCCAAGTGTGTTTGCCCGCAACATAAACTTTAGAGTTGTAAACATCTAATGTAACGTTGTCAAAAGTTAAACTTGGTCTTGTGATATCGATAACTTGTTTTGTAAGTTCTGATCTCGGTGTTGATACTCCAAAATTCTCCAGGATCGCTCTGAAACGATACTGTAGTTTTGGCATCAATAAGCCTTGTGATGCTGAACTCTGATCGTTTGCTAGTGGTACTGTGAATTTTGATAAAGTTGATATTGCCATCTGTTTCTCCTATTTATTCAAAATTAGTTCCCTAACTTTGCAATTTCTCCTGTGTTTTTGATTCTTAATGGTATGAAGATAAATTCAACTGATTTGATCGGCTCAATTGCTATATCCACATACAGTTCGTTCCTGTCTATCCTTGTAGGTGTGTTGTTTGTGTCATCACAAACTACTAGGAAGTCAAACAATGCTCTCTGACCAACGAGTTCCAACAAGAATGATTCAACCGCTTGTTTGATCTCATTTCTTGTAAGTTCATCGTTAGGTTCAAAGATGAATGGTTTCGCAATGGCATCTAGTTGTGTTCTTAGATACACTGTTAGTCTTGCTACGTTTATTCTATCTAGTGCCGATGGTGCTGTTGTTTTAGTTAGGTTACCAAAGTTAACAATTCCTGCTCCTGCAAAGAATGTAATTGGGTTTATTTTAACTTCATGCATTGAATCCCTCACTGACTCCGTAACAGATATTGTTTCGAACTCTCCGGACGCTGTGTCGATGTAACCAACCGATGTGACATTGTCAACGACACCTCTCCTGGTTCCTGATGGTGCGAACCATGGGAAAGCAACATTGTCGTTGTTTGCCAGTGTCCTCAGCATCATGTGTGATGGTGGAACGACAATTGACTTACCTGTGTTGTCTGTTGTGAACCCAGATGGATAAAACACACCCAAGTAATCACTTGCACTCACCAGGCCGTCTTCGCCATTGTCTAGTGCACCGGCCGTGTTGTTCGCGTAATCCTGTATTGCAGTCGACGTGCCCTCTAGTCTCAAAGGTGTGTCACCTACCACGAACGCTGTGTTGTTTCTGTCAGTGTTCAAGTTGATCATGTTTTGTATCAATTCTGGATAACCAGGTGTTGCGATCACGTTGTAACCTCTTTGGTCCTCTCTGATTGCTTGGTTGGTGTCTATCTCAGATTTGAGTTGTTCAACAATCACTTTTCTCTGTGCTTTCCTACCAAAAGATCCAGAACCGTCTGCGTTGTTGCTAGATTTGGTCACCCATCTGTCTGGGAAGTAAGTTGCAACGGATTCGTTGCCTTTTCTTATGTTACCCAATCCTGACGATCCGCTTCCTGGATATTTTGTTGTCGTGATGTGATTGTTCTTGTACTCTTTGACATTAAAGCCGCTTCTTCTTGTGTTCCATGCCAATATACCCTGTGGATAACTGTCTGGGTTTGGTGCATCTGGATCTAGGAAGTCGTCGCTTAATAGATCTTTGATTGAGCTGAATGTACCAGCACCGCCTGTCGACAGTGAATCTGCCTTCTCTGCGTCTGTGTGTAATCTTAGATCAGCAAAAACTATACCGTCCTCAGTTGTTTGATCTGCTTTGTCAACTAGTTCAAAAGCCGCACCTGTTGTAGTAACCGCAACCTGGTTGGCTGTGTTTGTTGAACTTAAGGTAGCCGCCGTGTTGTATCTGTAAAGTTTTGGATAGTTCTCCAAGTCGCTTGTGTCGATCCATAAGTCATTGTTCACCAGCGCAGTACCATCTGACTGTGTAGTTGGTGCTGTTGCTGAGAACTGTGGCCCATTTGGGTCTGTTGTAGCGTAAACTTGTAGATAACCTTTCCAAGTTGTTCCGTTGTGAACCATGATGTCTGCTTCGTCTGTAGAAGTGTCATACCATAATGTACCATCTGCTGGTTCCTGTGTAGGTGCACTTGTTGAAGCAGTGTAACTTAATCTCTTCCAGTTACTAGCCAAGATTCCTGTGTTAGCACTAGAGTCAATGCTATCACCAGTTGGAATGTCATACAAGTTGTCAATCAATGTTGAACTGTTCGCTGTGTAGGTTCCGTAACTGTGTGCAGTTGTCTGGCTGAAACCAGCATCTGCCAACGGAGTGCCTAATGTGTCAAACATTCTGAAGTCACCACCTAATGCGTGTGACATCTGTATTGCACCTGTGCTTAATTTAGTTGCAGTCACGTTTGTCAAGTTCGCCGCACTCACCGCCGCAACAAAATCGTCTGCTGATGTTCCGCCTAGTGTCACAGTCTTAGCCGCCGCCAAAGTAGAACTATTTTTGACTGATTCTTGGATGATGAAAGTCTCTGAACTTGTGAAAGTTGGAGAAGTGCTATTACTTGTGATAGTTGTTGCTCCGCCTTCGTATCTGAAGAACTGGAAATCACCAACGTTTGGAGTTGAATCAGCAGCATCTGCCGCCGTCATTGATTCCTCTGTGATGTTAAACTGTACATATAGGTCACCCACTGATAAACCTGTTCCACCGTTTGCTGGGTCTAGGTTAAAGATTGCTTCATGGTGATTTGCGTGTAATGGACTTGAAATTGTTGAGAAACTCGCACTTGATGTGCTGTAAAGTTTAGCAACCAGGTTTGCACCTGAGTTTGCACTTGTGGTCTTGAACCAAACTGAACCATTAGGTCTGTCCTCACTTGATGTTGCTGAATCCCAGGTTGGTCTGTTTGTGTGTTTGTCCTGTAAGAATTTAACACCGTTTAGAACCTTGTTACTAGTCAAACCTAAGTCTGCTACAAGTGTTCCGTTTCCTTCTTCAAATCTAATCGTGTTTGTGCCGCCAGTTGAGTCACCTAGTGCCTTACCGTTGTGGAATATTTCTAAGTCTCCAGTCACGCTGTTAACACTTGCAGTCACGTTAGTTACATTAGAACCAATCGCTGATGCAACATTAGATAATGCTGTTCCTGACACAGTGATCTCAGTACCATTGATGTCCATTTTGTTTCCACTTGTCACTGTTGTTCCTGATGCTATTGTCACCACCGGTAACGATGTGTGCCATGCCTCCGATCCAACGATCACCCAAGTGTTACTTGCTGTCTTCTTGTAGATCTTGTTTGAAACGTGTGTTGTGTTGATCGCGTAATCACCGATCGATCCGATCGATGTTTTAGGTGCACCAGTGCTGACCCCACCTACTAGATCAGTAAGTGCTGTAATCAGGGTTGGAGTTTTTGCTGTGAATTTCTGATCTGTTTGTGACCACTCAAATAAACCATAACTGCTTGATGCAAGGTCAAACCAGTATGTGCCATCTGCCGGTGCCGCTGTTGGTGCCGAAG